CGGTGCGCTCGATGACGGTTCCACAGTTGGCCGCGGCGCTGGCCCTGCTACGGGGCGACGCTGGGCCGACGGTGGACGTGGCCGCGGTGGTGAGCGATGGAGACGAGCGCACGGCGGCGGGATAAGGAAGGGCGCGCGCGAGGGGGGGTACCCGCGGAGCGGCTGCGGCGGAGCCGTAGGTACTAGGACCGAGGGATGATGCGGACTCTAAAATGGGGTTTTAGTGGTAAAAAAACGTGAGGGTAAATTTGGTTTTGTGTCCTCGTTGCCATACGAGTTTTGGTCTTAGTGTGAATTTTGAGAGTGAGCTTGGGTGTTCTTGTGGTTGGCGTCCTACTCGTGAGATTTGTCATGTTTGTGGGTGTTTTTCGGGTTGTGAGGGTCATTATGCTGGGCAAAACAAGGGTATTAGGCGTGTTGAGTGCGAGGTATGTATGAAGGTGATAGTCTGAGTTTGCGACAGGGTCTCTCATCCCTCCGCCCTACGCGCCGGTTATGTGGTCCCGGTTAGTCGCTGAAAAAACGGCCACATATTTTTTGGCCCTCCCCCTGGGTAGAGGAAGTGGCTTGCGACTGTAATCCGGTGCACATGACGGATGTTCGGTGTTAAGAGGCCGCTTTCTTGCGTCAGCCATTTACCGTTTTCAAAGGAGATCCCATGACAACCGCAGAAATCGCCCAGCCCAATGCCGTTGCCGAACTGCTTGCATCTGCTCGTTATTTAGTCGGTGTCAAGGTTCGGCCGGCCAACGGAGGAATTCGTTGTGCCGATTGCTTTGCGTCTCAACGTCAAGCCACAGGGCATTTTGAGGGTGCTACATCTTTAGGCGATCACTACTCTTGCCCGATTGCACAGTTGGATGCGGCGATTAAGGTTTACGATTTGCAAGCCCTTGAATCGATTGATATATCGCTTCAGACGTTTACAACCGACTGCGGATGGTGCGGTAACAAAGAAATCACGGTATCCGGGTTCCGTAACGATGAGGGCCAGGTCATTTCACATTGTCCAACCGAAGGATGTGATGCCAAACTCGTGATGTCCGAACCGATTCTTACCACGTAATGACAACCGTAGCCGACGATCAAGTCGTCACTATCCCTAAACTTGAGCGGCAGATATCGCAAGATTCGTTCGAGCACTTCCTTGATTACGTTCAGATCCTAGAGCCGCCGCCCGGTGGTGGTCTGATTAAGTTTGCGAAGTGGGAACACTTGATGGATGCGGTCGCCGTATTCGGTGTCGATCGCTTGATTACTGTTCTCAAGTCTCGACAGATCGGATTCTCCTGGCTACTTGCCGCCTATGCGTACTGGACGGCCGCATATCACGATGGCGCTGTTGTTTTGTTGTTCTCACAAGGAGAACTTGAGGCTGGAGCATTACTTCAAAAGTGCAAGACCATCCACCAATACTTACCGAAACACCTGAAGGGCGTAGTCAGTAAGACCAACCGAGTCAACGTCAAGCTCTTCGAGTTTGCTAACGGATCTCGGATCATGGCTTTTCCGTCGACCGAGGACGCAGGACGTGGTGAGACAGCTACTCTCGCAATTCAGGACGAGGCAGACTTCCACGACAATGCAGAGGCGAATACGGAAGCCCTGAAGCCGACCCTGGACGCTGGCGGTCAACTTATCCAGTGTTCTACGGTCAATAAACGCAAAGCCGTTACGCTCTTTAAGGCCAACTATCGGGCTGCACCCGAGAATGGCTTTACCAAGAGGTTCTATGGATGGGACGTACGACCATCCCGAGATCAGGCATGGTATGACCGAGTTCGGAGCGAAACGTCGGACACGCCCGAAATGTCGGCTGATCTTTACATGGAGTCTGCGTATCCAAGTAGCGAGGCTGAAGCACTCAGGCCGTCACGAGCTCTGGCTGCGTTTAATCCCGATATCCTTGAGGTCATGGCAAAGGATGTGCGGAAGCCCGTAGAGACAGATGGAATCATCAATTACTACCAGTTGCCGAAGGTCGGTGGCCGATACTCTGCCGGTACTGACACAGCGCACGGACTCGGTGAGGGACACGACTGGTCCGTAACCGTCGTAATTGATGTCATCACAGGAATGGTCGTGGCTGACATCCTGAACCGCCTCGTTGCCCCGGAAGAACTCGCATGGCACAGCAATAAGATGCTTGCCCGGTACGAGAAACCCATCTGGACTATTGAGGATAACGACCGCGGCATCCTGACCATCCGGGCAGCGCAGACACTCGAATATCCCCGACTCTGGGAGCGTTCAAAGGATACTCCTGGCTGGCACGCGACCAACCCGACGCGTACCGTCATGTGGGGTGATCTGATGGAGGCGGTTACGACTCGCCACATTACGATTCCGAACGAGGATGGGCTGGTGCAATTCGGAGATTTGATCCGTAACCCAGATAAAGCGGGTAGGATTGAGGCTCTTCAAGGATCTCACGACGATTATCCGACTGCGGTAGGCTTGGCATGGAACGGACGCAACCGCGCGTGGGACGCACAAAAAGCACAAGTTGATATCATCACGCCAAGAAGCCGGTCTAATCAGGTCGACGATGTACGAATAAACCGACGATTACGACGGAGACATCGGTAATGCCCCTGTTTAATACCATCGCCGAGATCGAAAAGGCGATTGACGATCAAGAAACCATCCTCAAAGACACACGCTCTCAGATGGAGGATGATTTTGACTACATCCACAATGAAATATCAGGGTTCACGGCAAAGGGCGACGACTACCACGAATACATAGATCCTGCACCTGGGAACTTCCATCGAAAGATACTAGATGGTACGAACCGGGCGCTGATCCGAATTGCGATCAAACTGCCCGAAGATGCCCCTGATTCAGATAAGGACGCTGCCTCAGACGGTGAACTATTCATCTTCGGCGCCCTGCACGCAATCGATCAACAACTGGTCAATATGCAGGAACCACCCCTTCGTGAAGGGCTCGCATGGCACGAGAATGTCCGCGGTTGGATGGGTCTACGTCTGATTGTCCACGTTCCAAACGGCGAGAAAAATGTGAAATTCGATTGCGCGCTGTGGGATCCCATGCACATGACTTGGGAAAGTGGCTCGGATGGATTGATCTGGGCGGCAAACAAACGGTGGCTTACACGCGCACAGGTATTCACGGAATATGGCGAAGAGGTCGCCAACACCGTTGATAAGAACGGTGCCATCGCAATCGACTTCTGGGACCGGGAAGGCAACTCGATTATTGTCGGTGGAAACTTTCTCAAAGAAAACGTCAAGCATGGCCTTGACCACGTACCTGCCGCTATCGTTCCGGTCGGATCGATGCCAACCATTCTTGAACACAATACCAGTGTGGCGAATACCACTGGGAATACGATCAAGCATCGTGGCGAATCAGTGCTTGCCGCATGGCGTCACACGATCGGGCCGCACAACGAAGAGGTGTCGTTCATCATGGACATCGCTCGGCGCGCCCGAGACGCTGGCCTGGTCTATACGACAGCCGAGGGAACCAAAACGATTGAGGATCCCTATGGCGAGTTCAAAGTAATTCGTCTCAAGACTGGTGAGAGTTTGGCGCCGATAGAACTTCCGCACGCACCTCCAGAGAGTGCGGCAACTATCGATATTATCGAGCGCGGCCGACTTGAGGCCACTCTCCCACAACCAATTTCGCACGGCGGATCGAACGCACCTGAATCCGGTATCGCTCTGGCCGTTCGTATCGATCAGACCCGATCGGTCTACTCACCTCGTACAGAAGGATTGGCCCGGATTTACACCTGGCTCTGCCGCGAGCTAGTCCTCCAAACAAAAGCGAAGGCTGGCAAAAAACAGATGAAGCTCGCTGGGTTTAACGACTCGGGTGAATTCTTCAGGATTACGACCACTCCGCAAAAGTTGGATGCCGAGTGGTTCTTTGACGTTCGGGTAGAGCCCAGGTTGCCGCGTGATGAAGCCGAGGAAATGCAACGAGCACAACTCGCAACACTTGAACCGCAAGGTGGCGAAGCCCTCCTGTCTTACGAGACAGCTCGTGAAGATATCTTGAAACTGCGTAACCCGGCCGCAGAGCACGATAAAGTTATTCGAGAAAAAGCAGAACGATTACCGCCAGTCCAAATCACAGGGCTTGCTAATGCTTTGCTAGAAGCTGGTGACACCGAGGGCGCACAGATTGTGCTTCAGTACGGTGTCGAGCAGGGCGCACTTCCCCAGCCTGAACCTGTGAGAGATCCAGCGGATCGAGGTGGTGAGGCAACGCCCACCACTGGCGGAGGCGACCAACAGGGGATGGCAGAATTAGCAGCGATTCTTGATGAAATCGCACAGGCACTTATGCAAGCTGGCGCACAAGAGGCCGACCTTGAACAAATACTCGGGCCGTTCGTTGCGATGATTGACGGCGGGGCGACACCGCCTGAAGATGTAATCGGGCAAGTTGTTCAGGCACTTCAACAGATCGGCGCACAGGAACTCGCACAAAGACTGATACAGTTACTACAAGCGATAGGTGCAGTCCCAGCACAACCAGGGACAGCGGAAGCAGCAGGATAAATAAATGCCACATAATGAGGCACACTCAGACTCCCACAACTTTGTATTCGGACAGCCTGGTACTCCACCGGAAGCGGTAACTTACAAAGTAGATGTAGGAAAGGGCTCTGTTCGACTTCCTATCGGCGATACTTTTGACCCTGTACAGGCTCGGGAGATAGCACTATTTAGGGTCAGACAGTGGTTCGATACACTCGATCCAAAGCAAATTAAGAACGCTCGCGTAGAGGGTCCGCTTGATTACAAGGACTCTAAGATCCCTTTCATTACCGTATCTACATTCGACGCTTACAAGGACGCAATTATTCGTCGGAGTGGTCTGACTACTGATTCGGATAACCAAGAATCTGACCCCGAAGAGCTCAACGGATCAGAGTTCCCCGCTGATCCGATCGCGTTTGATACGAGCAATCTTACTGACCCTGCCCAGGGTCTTGATGACATGCTTGCGGGAGTCGACGATCGCGAACAGTTCTTTAACCGTAATGTCGTTGATCCCAGATTAGCATTTGGGGGAAGTAGTCGGCTTCGGGGGTTGCTTCAACGAGGCTTTGATCCATTCAACGCCGCTTTCCAAGCCAACCAAATACTCTCTGATGAAGGCGACCCCATTCTGGCGCAAGGTGCTTTTGAAAACAGTCTTGGGGCAGCGGGTAGTGGTGTTCCCACAACCTCTGATATCCGCACACTATTAACCGAAATAAATCGCCGCCAGAAACTTGGCGGTGAGGTCGGTGGCCTTTCTGGTGTTGGTGCGGAGCTGATTCAGAATGAACAGAATCTTGGCCGTCTAATGAACGCAGCCAGCGGGGCGCGTGACATAACAGCTAATGCTCGTGGCGCTTTCGCAAATGCCTTTGCGCGTCGTCTACAAAATGCTCGATTTGCCGATCCGTATTCGGAGAACCTATTGAGTAATTTTGTTTCTTCTGGGTTTAGGTTGCCAAACGCATAATGGCACACGAGTTCGGTCATTTTGGGTTTGGGGATTCGTTCCTATCTGAGATCCTGGGTGAAAATCCGGTTGCTGCGTTTCAATCGTTTGACAATCGCTTCGGTGGATCTACCCGATCGCGAGACTTCTTTAACTCGATGCAGGACGATATCTTTCGTGAGTTTGAGGGTGGAGTCGGCCGGACCTTACGTGGTGGGGATCTGCCGACACAATCCTTGACAGAATTCCTATCAACTCCGGGGTTTTTCACACGCCGGCTACTCGGAGCTTCGCCCGAAAGACGCGGGGACTTTAGTTCGCGTCTCATAACACCGTCTCTAAGTTTTCAATCAAACGTGAGGTAGTGCCGCATGGTTTCTGGGTATGACGCCGTTGCGGGATCCTTTAGCGAGTCGAGACGCCGGCTATCTAATCAATTCCAGATAGCTCCGCGTCCCGAACCAACACCCTCTCGGCAACCTTCGACGCCCTCACGACCTTCTGTACCTCAATTCGGCAACGACCCGCGCACGACTCAACTTCAGGAAGAAAATCGGCAACTCGCGTCATTGGCGGATGGACTGATCGGCGAGATCGAGAATATCCGTGGGACGCAGATGCTCGAAGAGTTTGTCGCAGCCGAGCGCGAGAACATTGGTATGCGCGACGAACTCGCGTCGGCCGAAAACTTCATCGCCTACCTGGAAGGCCAGCGCGACCAGCGGAACTATGTGGAAGAACGTCAAGAAGCCCTGGATCCTCGCGACCTATTCCCCG